CGGTGTAGCATTTGGTGACTCGAAGTATGTGATAGTAGGCTCTCCAGCAGGCGATGAAGGGAGAATAGACACGTCCGCCAACGGAGCTATCTGGGCCAACACGGCTTCATTTATAGATTTAGCTCCTCAAGCAATTCATTATACCGGCAGTAAATTCATTTCGGTTGGGCTAAGAATAGTTCCTCCGCCACCGGAGCCGATACTTTTAGCCTTGGGCGACGTCGTTTCGTATTCATTTGACCACGGGCAGACATGGGAAGTCGCAAACGTTCCTGGCGATGGGCAGCTTTTCGACGCAGCATGGAATGGTCTCTTTTGGTGTGGGGTTAGGGAGGGAACTAGTAGTTCGTTTACATCAACGGACGGTATTACGTGGGAGGAGCACCCGCTAGCTCTGCCGTCTGAATCTTGGCACAGGATTGCATGGAACGGGAACGTATTCTGCGCTATTAAGGGATTTGATGGTGGTACGGCTGCTCAAAAAGCAGCTACCTCCCCTGACGGCGTTACCTGGACGGAAAGAACACTTTCGTTTATTCCACCGCTGGTGGGCTGGCGGGATATTGCGGCGAATGGATCGGTCTTCACCATCATCACTGCTTCCCAATTTACTACAACGTCGTCCGACGATGGAGTTTCTTGGCTAATAGGCACCCTACCGGGGCCGTCGAACGAAGACTGGATTGGACTCGGATCAAACGGATCTGTATTTACCGCAAGATCATCGCAACTTTCAGCGACTTCTACTGACGGTATCATTTGGGACGCGGGCCCGAATCCACCCGTCGTCGGCGGACCGGCTGAGGGCGTCTCTCTTCCATGGAACGGGTCGGTATTTGTTTTTGTTTCACAAACTGGCGCCACAGCACAGACCTCTCCTGATGGGGCCGTTTGGACGACTCGTGTTTTGCCGTTTGGAGGTAATTTATCCTGTGCGGCATGGGACGGTACGGTATTCTTTGTGGCCAGCATAGATGGATCAGGCGACGGTATTTATTCATTCGACGGAATTGCGTGGGTCACCATACCCGCTACTGTTCCATTAGATAGCGGAAGACGAATCAGGGGACACGCCTAGAGTTCTAAAGGTTGAACCAATGCCAATTTCACTTCTACTCAATGCAGCGACACTGACACCGCTCAAATCAACTGAGCTGGGCGACAGCCCGTACTTGCATGACCCTACCGTTAGTCTCGTTATTACGGAGAATCAGACGACCTTGGCTCAGCCCCTGGAAGCTAACCACCAGTATCCAACTATTCTAGTGGCTAGCACGACAGGGTTTCCGGACGCTAGCGGCTATGTCGTATTTGGCTTTGGGTTCGAATATCAGGTAGGCCCCGTCCCCTACCTTGGCATCAACGGCTCTGGACAGCTCATTATCGACCCAGCGTTCAACGTTCCCGTGGCTGTTCCCAACGGCGCAATTGTGAACCTAGCCGCTCGCATGTCCGATGACCAGGTACCGCATGGCGACGGTGATTTTTGGATTACTCCAAGTCCAGCGGGTCGTGTAGCTTGTGAAGTGCACTTAGATGAAATTGCCGCGGGTGGTAGGGACGTCGTCAAAACTGTACTATATCCTGGCGATGTCGGTCTAGGAGGGGCGGGTCTCCCTACGCACGGTGTACCACGGTTGACTGATGCTGTGTCTGTCTGGTCTAGCGATAACACCGACACGGAAGTAGAAACGGCGAGGGAGGAGTAATGGCCCAGCCATTTAGCGTTGCGGGCGCGCACCTAAAGTGCTTCGTTAACGGCAAATTGCTCGGCTATGTAATGGCCGTGCCTGCTTGGGTTGTGCAATCGGACTGGGGCGAGCTACGTGAAATCGATAGCGTCTTAGCTCGCCAGCTTTCACCTCGAATGTATGCCGTCAGTGGCACCATCCAAATTCTTCGAGGTCGGTCGACGGGTGGCGCTGAGGGAGCTGGTCTGGTGCCTTCGGCTGAAGCGATGTTGCGCCAGAAGTATTTGACGATTGAAATTCAGGACCGTATATCCCAGGACATTGTTTATCGCGCCCTACGTTGCCAGGTGATTAACCAGCAGTGGCAAATTACCGTCAAGGGACTTGTCACCGGCACCTTGAATTTCCGTGGCATCAGCTTCGCGAACGAAGCGACGCAGTAATCTACATCGGCAGAGACATCGGCACGGCAGCCGACACCAATAGCCGAAACCCGAGGAAATACCATGGCCGTCCGTCGCCAAAAGAATTGGCTGGGTCAACAGCGAGTAGACACTACCCACCTACGTGAAGTGGAAAGTGCCGTGACCGGAGATTTTGATGACCTAGCCGGTCAAATCCTGGCAGCTAGACAACCTGTGGTTTTGCACGGAATGACCATTTCGATGGCCGCCGCGGTGGGTGGTTTTGCAACTCAGCTCGTCCTCAATACCGCCGAAGCCATCCTGCTGCATGGGACCGCGAGTGAGCCTGGAGCTATCTTCGTTGTCTCGCCGGACCAGCCCGCTGAGACGCTCAGCACCTCGAATCCTAACGTGACGGGCAGTTTCACTCCGAACGCCATCAATTACATCGGCATCGACCTCATTCGGTTGGCTGACCCTACGACTACCGATATCGTTAAGTTCCGTTCGGCGACAACCAACCTAGAATTTTCGCAACAGGTTCCGCTCGCGCGCACGCTACAGTATCGCATTGTTATTTCGACCAGCGACTTTGACCTACTCACGAACGTAGCTCCAGTAGCCAAGGTCTCACTCGACACGAACGGCGTTGTACTGAGTGTCACGGACTGTCGCAAAATGCTGTTCCGGTTGGGTACAGGCGGAACAGTACCGAACCCTCTAGGAGTGTTTGGTTGGCCGGGCGGACGCACAGAAAATCCCGTTACGTCTGTAGACACCACAGACCCGTTCTCGGGAGCGGACAAGTCCATCGCCAGCTTCATCGATTTCTTCCACGCCATGGAAAGTCGGCTCTGGGAAGTAGGAGGCGGAGAGCACTGGTACAGCGACACAACGGACCGAGACGTACTCTTCGTTCGTGACCCCGCAGCTCTCTTCGTATCTAACAATGAGAACTTTGAGTGGACCGGTACCAACCTCCACTGGCAAGGTCTGAGTTTCGACTTCGGTAATTCGACCGCAGTCAAGAACACCATCAACAACCAGCTCATAGACAATCCTGGTCTCACCGACCTCGCTATAGGTCAATGCTTGTACGTCGACCTCGACCGTGCCGTGGACAGCGCGGCTTTGACGATGGTGAAGGCGAATCTTGCGACCGTAGGAGTGCCCCCGCCGGCCACTCCAGGTTCTAGACATATCATCGCCTGGAGAGTTACCGAAGGCGTTTTCGGCCTGGGCAGCTCTTTCCCGGTGGGTTTTGCGTTTGCTCATGCCACCGATGCCGCTTACGGAGTGGTGAGACTTTTTGCGGATGCCGGCACGGATGCCATCGTACCAGCCGTAGACATAAACGGCGTCATTGTGGCTCGTGGTCTCGACATGGACGTGGCTGGTTCTTTATCTATCGGTCAATCTGTCGCTACGGGAATTGATATAGCCGATGCGGGTGTCTTGACGACGATTTTTGGGTCACTACAGGTAAACCAAGGCGGGACCATAACGACATCCCTGGCCAATAGTATCGGCTTGACATCTACGGGCAACGGCACGGGAGCGGGTGTCCGGGGAGTGGGCGGATTTTCTAACGGACACGGTCTTGTGGGACAAGGCAATGGCGACGGTAGCGGTTGCCAAGCCACCGGGGCCGGTACGGGAGCAGGGGTAACTGCTCAGGGTGGTTCCACGGGCGGTTCGGGCGTTTCCGGTGTCGGCGGCGGCGGCGGACATGGTGTTTTCGGTACTGGGTCTTTAACTGGTATCGGCGTAAGAGGGGTGGGCGGAAGCTCGGCTGGTACAGGAGTAAATGGCCAGGCTGGTGCTGGTAACGGTATCGGGGTGGTCGGTGGTGGTACTGGCACAGGCAGTGGAGTAAGCGGTGCTGGCGGCGCCACCTCTGGGACGGGTGTAACCGGCACAGGTGGGTCACCAAACGGCGCAGGCGTTACGGGTTTCGGAACGGGATCGGGCTCAGGAGTTTCAGGTACCGCAACGACCGGTATTGGTGTAAGAGGACAAGCTACTACCGGCCCTGGTGTTTTTGGATCTACTACCGGTACTGGCCCTGGTGTTCAGGGACAAAGCATTGGTGGAGGGGTGGGTGGAGAATTCACTCCCTCGGCCAATAGAGGATCTATTCGGCTAACACCTTCGGGCGCGACTCCATCGAGTCCTTCCGATGGCGAAATCTACTATAACGATTTATCTAACCATTTCTTCGGCCGCGTGAGCGGGGTTTGGGTACAGTTGGACAACTAATTATGAAATTTACGTCCGGACAATTGGTCGAGGCAGGTCTCGCTAATCGAGAGACGGCCGAGAAGGTCGTCGAGGCATTAAGCGACGCTTGCATAAGTTTCGACATCAACACGCCTACGCATATAGCGGCATTCCTCGCTCAGTGTGCTCATGAATCGATAAAATTCACAGCCGTTCAAGAGAACCTCAAGTACAGCGCTAAAGCGCTTCAAAGGGTATGGCCCAAGAGGTTCGATGCGGATACGGCTGCGTCCTACGCCCGTCAACCCGAACGAATCGCAAATAGGGCGTATGCCGGTCGTATCGGCAACGGCGATGAAGCTAGCGGCGATGGATGGCGTTACCGCGGGCGCGGATTTATCCAGCTTACCGGCCGTAAAAACTACGCGGCTTTCGGGAAAGCTATCGGTGAAGACGTGGTTTCAAATCCAGACCTCGTCGCCGAACCGCGCCTGGCTGCTCTTTCGGCAGCTTGGTACTGGTCCTCGCGAAACCTAAATAAGCTTGCTGACACCCCTGGTGTCGAAGACGAGACTAGAGTCGTCAACGGCGGCACGCTAGGTCTCGAGGAGCGGGAGAAGCTATTTAAGGCTGCTCTTGCGGTCTTCGGGTAAAGTGTCCCACCAGGCCCAATAGTCGATAAAGTTCCCCTCGGCGTCGAGATAGGTAGACGGTCCGTCTGAGTCTCCACAGCAGAACACGTGTGACAAGACCGCGGTTGGTGGGTCGAGGCTCGTGCGCCGGACATTTGACATTTTTCGACCGCACGCTGGACAGTAGAGATGAATACGTCCAAGCCGCAGCTTCGAATACCCTACGTAGCCTCCGTCGTTCATGGCCCAAACACCATTTCCTCGAGCTGCCGCGAAATCTTCCGCGCTGTAATATCACAGATAGTGAGCTTGGGCTTCCAGGTCGCTAGCGTCGTGCCCGTCTTCAGATATAGTGGATGACTCGGGAATCCATGCTTTGTCATCGTGAATGCGTTGATGGGGTGATGTCTGGTCAGTAGCTCAGTCACCCGCAAGATTCGGTCGTGTCGAGGACCCTTTTCTCCCGCTAGCGCTCCCCAGGCCGCAACGATGGTATCAGCTTGAATAGCCATCATCTCTAGCCACGCATCGTTCTCGATCCCGATTGCGTCGGCCACGTCCTGTGGAAGCTCCTTGGGGTTGGTAGAACGCCACGCGAAAAGGTTACATACAGTAATACCCCCGAATCCAAGGCCCTTCGCGAGACGGACGCAGCTTCGCACAGTGGCGTCATCTTGGGAGGCATCGGCCGTGCTGGGATTCATCATTACGATAAGTAGGACCCGTCTGGACAGGTCCCACTTACGAATGAGAGCATAGCGATAAAGTCCGTCTTCAGACAGCACCGCGTGACTTACGATATACTTCTGATTAGACATGACCCCTCCCCGGTCAATCCTCGAACGACTTAATTAGCTTGTCGAGAGCCACCTCGGCCTCACAGTGCACATCCGCAGCAACGGCCGAGATGATGTCGAGACGACTCAACAGCTTATTTCGCGCCATTTCCAACTCGGCTCTCCGGTCGAGAATCCGGGTCGCTTGGACCAGGAAGACGTACTCCTCCAGGGCCGCCCTCTGTTCGGGAGTCATTACGACACCGGGTCAGGGACGTATCCGAACAGGGCCTGTGACGAACTCACCTTGCCTCCCGTCATATTGAAAACCTTATTCAGGTTTCGGTGCACTCGCTTCATGTGTGCACGCACGCGGTCGCGATGGACGATGTTCAGATGCGATAGGAGTAGCTTGCCGTCGAGATGCTCAACCTCGTGTTGAACGGCCTGAGCCGCCGGCCCCGTCGCTCCGTCAACGGTCAACGTCATCATGCGGTGCTCGCCCTGAAGGTCCTGGTACTCCACGTTTACATGGCAGTAGCGCTCGACCTTCTCTGTGACGCCGGGGAAACTGAGGCACCCTTCAGTCACGAACTCGCATTTTGTACCTTCAACGGGGTGGACGTTCGGGTTCACGAGAACCACGTACTTGCCTGCCATCGTCGAAATTCGAACGACGCACATACGCAGTGCCACACCCACCTGGATGGCCGAAAGCCCCGCAGCGTCACAGGCAGTAGCGGTAGCGACGAGGTCCGCTGCGAACTGAGACAGGGTACTATCTCGATTCGGAAAACACATCGAGGTACCGGCAAAATCCGATGGCTCGGCCGGCTGGGAGACGTACGTCAACAGTTCGTCCGGATAAAGAACGATGGCGCGCTTCTTTCCCTGGTATTCCTCGGATTCCTTGAAAATACGGTCTTCGTAGGGGTTAACGATGGGTGCGGAAGGCACCTCGCCTCGGGCGCTCAGAGAGGTCATCTTCGATTGAATCGCCTTCGCCATGTCCTCGGGCGAGGTTCCCGTGGGGAAGGTGAGGACTTCAGTCGCTTCTACGTTGATATTTGTGGGATTCATAAATCCTCTTGTAGGCGATGAATTACGGCTTGCTCTCTTGGCCCTTGTTCATAGCTTCCCAGGCCCGGAACTCGTCGATGACCGATTTGACGTAAGAGACTTCGCTGGCCACGAGACCGATTTGTGTCTTGACTTGCTCGACGCTCAGCTCATGCAGCAGCACGTTGTCGATAGCGCTAGCAATGATGTATCGGTTCATGCCCTTCGGTAGCTTCAGGGTAGACTTGAAATCCTCTCCCAGGGCCTTGGCGATAGCGTCGTGCGTAGCTGCGGGGAGAACGGATTGAAGCGTAGGCTCGGAATTCTTGTTCATGTGTTATCTCCTATGGTGCGGGAATTTCACTGTCGTCGATGGTCCAGTGGCGTGGATTCCTCTTTGAGTGCAGCTTCTTCAGGCTGGTCACGATAGGTGTCAGCTTGTTAAACCAGGCTCGAATGTTGACACGAGGCGGTCTGTCATCGACCAGCTTGCCACACGCGGCGGCGTCGATGATGATGTTCAAGCAGGCCCCCATGGCGGCTAGATGCGGTACCTGGTCATCGGGGTCGACCTCCTCGCCGTTCTCATACGCCGAGAGATGCCGGCGCAGGGCGTTGAGATAAACCGACATTCGGATACCGGCCTTGCGCCAATTCCAAAAGCCGTATTTCAGGCCACCGTTAAGATGAGCCAGCGAGTACATCGCGATGGCCGTGGCAGGTACCAGGTACATCGGCAACTTCGTTTCACCGATGCCGTCCTTGGGATTTGAGTTCTTGAGCGTAGCGTCCACTCCATCTACCGCATGGCTATGAACACCATAAAGCCCAAATTCCTTGCAGCACACATCTCCAACTGGCCCTGCGCCGGTCTTGCCGATAGTCTCGACCGCAGCGTCGAGTGTGTTGAACGCATGGGTCGCTGAATCAAATCCTGCTTCCAGTGCTGCGCGCGTCATCATCGATTCCATTTCTTCGGGCGTGCAGTCAGAATCGTTCGGTCCCGGCATCGTTATCTCCTGGTTACTATAGCACTACAACGTGATACTTCAGGGCAACCACACGACGGGTACGTCGAGGTAGAGACCCACGACGTCCCAGTTCGTCAAAACCTGGGATAGCTGCTCTTTCAGAAGTTGTTGGCACCGTGCGCTGAGAGGCATCCTCTGGGTCTGAGCGAGGAAATCTTGGAGTGAGCCATTGCAGCTCTTCACGAGGGGCACGAGCTGCGCCTGCATGCGTGGGATGGCGTTCGGAATATTGTCCGAAGGGTCTCCCCATAGGGCTTTGATAAGGCGAACTTGACCCGGCTCGGTGACGCGCAGCTTCTTCTCCATGTATTCACGTGTCAAGAATTCCTTCTTCGTAGTCAGGTAGATGCGAACGCGCGGTGGGTCCCAACACTGCCAGAGGTCCTTATCTGACGACACGATGATGACATTCATGCCGCTTTCAGACAGGTCTCGGGCCATGGTAGCGATAGTGTCGTCGGCCTCAGCTTCAGGGCTCCAACAAAACCGACACCCCTTCTTTCGAAGGTACTCCTCCGTGAGGGGTCTAGGGTCGAACGGCTTCTTTTCTCGATTCGCCTTGTAAGCGGGCCAGAGAAAACGTCTCCGGGCGTCCTTCCCGTCCTTCACCATTATCCACGTTTTTACAGAGGTGTCGATTGATTCGGAAAGTGTGCCGATTTTGAGGTCGATGTTCGTAAGCAGAATTTGCCTTGCGTCATACTGTCTCGGCTTCGAATCACAGGGGTCACCCATTTCACACAAAGCACACTTCGTCTTATGCTCGGCCAGGGCTTGTTCACCCGCTACCTGAGCACTCAAGGCGGGCTCGTAGCACGTCCAGCTAAGCCCCGAGAAGTCCACTAGAACCACGGTATCGGTCATGAAAGCTCCTTGCCTACTATATCACTCGCGCAAGAGCTGCGGCAATCTACCCTTCGACGGGTCCTGGAGCGGGCCTGTACGGAGCGGCTGTGAATATTTGTCGGAAATGTGGCCGTTCAGAACGCACCGTCCGAGGAGATTGCGTTTTTTGCGCTTCCGTGCGCGGCGCAGCATGGCGAGCCAACAACCCAGAACGAAACTCGGATATCAAAAAAGCGTGGTACCTGGCTAATACCGAAAGAGTGCTTGCCGAGAAAAAAATATACTACGCTGCCCACAAACAGGAAATCTCTTCATACGTAGCTAAACGTAGGAGGAGTGACCCCGACTACAGACTCCGGCTTAACCTTCGGGCGCGACTGCGTCGAGCCTTAGGCAGCAGCTACAAATCCGGCTCCGCTGTTCGAGATCTTGGCTGTACCGTTCCAGAACTAAAGAAGCATCTGGAGTCGAAGTTCCAGCCCGGGATGACTTGGGATAACTACGGCGGCTGGCACATCGATCACATTAAACCACTGGCCAGCTTCGACCTGACAGACCGCGCCCAGTTCCTCCAGGCGTGTCATTACACAAACCTCCAGCCTCTGTGGGCAGAAGAGAATCTCAGGAAGAGCGACTATTATGTTAACTAGCATACCTGCGGTAGATGTGCTGCTGGCCGAAAACGGAAGCCTTGGTTATGTAACGGTCGCTAACCGCCTAGGGCTGGTGGCTGGCGCCATTGTGGAACTTCATTCCACTCTTCCTCTCGATAACCTAAATCTCAAGGTCCAAAGCTTGGATGGACTGAAGGTTTATCTTTGGGACCCTAGTACACAGACTCCCTTTGACGCCAGTGCCTACTTGGTGTCTGATGGAGCACATCTAGTTCAAGCGAGCCAGAATCTTTTTGGCGGTTCCATTCGGCAGTTTTTTATCGACCCCAAAGACGACGAGACCCCGCTCGCTCAGGCCGAGCTAGCCACCATCCTTCAAAATATCCTTCCGGGCGGCGCAACGCTTGCCTCCAACGTCACCGTCACCAACTTCCCAGCTCAGCAACACGTCGTAGTCGACAACCAAGTATCCGTTACGACCCAGTCCACGGCCGCAAACGGGGACCCCGTGCCGGCCAAGGGTACTGAAATAGCCGGTAGGGATTCTGGCGGTCTAGCTAGATATATCAATGTAGGGGTCGATGGCTCGATTATTATCGATACCACGGTTTTCACTGACGGCTCTCAGCATGCCATAATCGACAACTTTCCTGCTACCCAGCCCATCAGCGCTGTGTCGCTACCCCTGCCTACGGGAGCCGCTACCTCAGCCAATCAAATTAACGGCAGCCAGATAACCCAATTAGCAAACTGGACGGTGTTGGACACCGGCAACTCCTCATCGACTCCCCTTGCTGGCGATGCCATATTTACGGGCGTGGGAATAACCACGATAGACTACACGTCGATTCACGTAAGCATTTTCACGGACCAGCCTGGCACCATTCAATTGCAGGGGTCTTCTGACAATATTAACTGGGACCATTCGTTAACCGACGCAGTCGAGGCTGGCTCTAATTCCTTCAGTAGTCAGCCCGACTATAATTACTTTCGTATCGTCTACACTAACGGCTCTACTCCACAGGGCGTTTTCCGAATGTCCGCTATCCTTAGCAAGGACGGCAATTCAGGAGATTGCTCTGCTATTGGTTCGCCCGTTGTCTTGGGCCAAAAGTCCCAGCTTGTCAAATCCGTCATAACTGGCAAGCAGCCCATGTCCGAGGGCAATGGCTACAAGGAGGTTATGGTAGACGCCCGAGGCTCCTTGCTTGTGTCGGAGGCCACTTCACACGCCACGTTCGGTTCGTTCTTGACCTCTAACGAGGTCGCTGCAACGGTCTTTAAGGCCATCTACGGAATAAACACCAGGACGTGTAGTATAATTTCGGCTAACGGTGGCACGGTTACCTGGGACAGCGCCCGCGCAAATCTCCAGACTTCGGCTGCGTCTAACGGTAGCATCAAACTGTCGACACGAGAGGCCGTGCGCTACGTACCTGGCCAGGGCAATATCGCTCGCGGTGCGCCCGTTTTTAGTGCCCCCGCCACGTCTAGCCGTCAGGCGTGGGGGTTCTTGTCTGATACGGATGGGTTCGCGTTCGGCTACAACGGCACCCAATTCGGGATACTTATTCGAAGCAATTCAATCGATACCTGGATTCCTCAAAACGTCTGGAACGGTGACGACAAATTTGATGGCTTCGGGATTACGGGCAATTTACTCATCCCGACTTTCGGCTCGCCCATGCAGATTCAAATGCAATGGCTTGGGTACGGAGCCGTAAGATTCTTCGTCGAGGACCCTAACACGGGAGATTTCGTACTGGTTCATATTCACAAGTTCGCTAACACCAGCGCTGTTCCATCTATCCAACAGCCTAGCCTGCCCGTTCGTTTCGAGCTTGTTAATGTGGGCAACACATCAAACCTGTCGGCGTTCATTGCCTCTATGGGAGGATTCGCTGAGGGCGATCGAGACATCCCCGGAGCAGATGTACGTTTCTCGTTCTCCAATTCTGTTGTGGGTGTACCCACCACGGGCGCGCGGGTCTTTACTATACGTAATAAACCAACCAACGTTTTTGGGGGTACTAATACAAACGCAGTAAACGTACATATCGACCATATGGGGATTAGAGCTTCCTCAACGGGCGATATGTTTATCCAGCTAATCCTGAATCCTACGCTCACTGGAGCGTCATTCTCCGACATCAATGCCGCAACATCTGTCATGCAGAGCGATGTTAGTTCAACATTTACTGCAAGCACTGGTGTCGTTTTGATGACCATCCCTGTTACTAGCAACACATCCACTACCGAAGTAATCGATAGCTACAATATCCGACTAGCTCCTGGTGACGTATTGGGTGTCATCGCCTTTTCTGAAGGCGGCACGATAAACACCAGAGCGAGCTTGAGCTGGCACGAGGAGAACTAGCTAATTCAGTGGCCGAGCTTGACCGGGATGAAGGCGCCATTCGTTGAAGGGTTCCTTCGGTCCTTCAAGACCACCTGAGTGCCGCCGGGGAAGTCCAGCCGGACCTCGATGGCTGCTTGAATGGCTTCGTAGCTCCGGACCAGCTCCCAGAACCGTACGACGTCTGGCACCGACGCATCGTACCATCGAACGGTCAGCATCGCCGTAGGCACCTGGGGCACCATTCCCAGAGGCGAGCGAAGAACTGGGGTACCGTCGTGGCGCTGCACGACCATTCGCTCCGAGTGCGTCACTAGATTAGCCAAGCGGTGAAATACCCGCTTCTGGATATCCGCTACCGTCATACCCTCGAAGAGGGAGACCGGCACCTCGGCCTGAAGGATAGTGGTCTCGCGCTCGAACTGCTCACGCGCGGCGCGCCGGACGGTTTCGATGGCCAAAGACATATCCGCGGCAGTCATGTGGTTCGCCGGCTTCCTCGACATCACATCGAGGGTATGAATGGCCATGACGCCTTGGTACTTGCAGCCGGGGCTGGGGCAGGGTTCCATTACTTCACCTTCTCGAAGCGCCAGACGTAACCAGACGTGTTGCGTCGACCAACGCAGATGATGGCGGCACTGTATCGCGATGGACCCGACGCAGCAATGATAGAAGAAACGCGATAAGTCCTCTTTACAAGTCCATTATTCCCGCGCGAATCGATGCACCTCACCAGGTCCCCGACCTTGATAACGTCGCGGCTAGCCTTCGCGACCTTCTTGGCCGGCGACGGCACTGCCTTCTTGACAGTCTTCTTGAGGGGCGCAAAGACGAAACAAGGTGTGTTGCTGGTTGCGACGTACCAGTCAACATCAAGCCGAATCTCCTTGCAGTACACGCTCTTCCTTGGAGTCACCTTGCCGGCACGTGCACACTTGCGGCAGTCCACTACGGGCTTACTGCTCGGACGGAGAGTCGCCTCCAACCGATTCTGGTCCGTTTGATTCATCATGACCGGACCCTCTTCCCAGCCTTGGCGCGGCGCTCCTGCGCCTTGCTGGCGTAAACGACGGCCTCGGCCTTCTCCTGGTGTGCCTTCTTCGGCGCGGGCGCACCGACAACCTTCTCGGCAATGATAGCCTTCAGCTTCTCGCGCTGACGCTTCGCGTCGAGATGGAGGGCGTCCAGCTCGGCCAGCTTCACCTCAGGGGTCAGCTTGTCGTAAACACCCTGCCGAACCTTCGCCTGGATTTGGCGGTCCTCGCGGAGCAGCCGGCGGATGCCGGGCTTGTATCCGCTGTTCGCGTTATGCTTCGAGCCCTTCGAGGGATGGGGCCAGTTGGCCATGTTCGCTCCAGGTACTGCGGGTTATGTGCAACCTACTATATCACAACTGAGGGGTACTTGGTTTAATAAATTCGAACGACTTACCGATTGTTCTCTTCAAGAAGGTATTTCCTCTACACTCGCGTAAAATAGCAACGTTGTAGGTCCCGTAGTGGGAAGCGGCGTGTTTCGCCGAAGGAAACACGATGTCGTCCTCGATACACCGAACGGTGATACTCCACCGAGGAACGTCTCTAGCCCACCTTTTCTTGCCGGACTCGCTCATTCGCTGTCGAGCTAGTCCCGGGATGGGTCTCTGTTTGCGCTCTTCCCACGCCTGGCGCAACTTCTCTTTCGTCTCCGGTCGATGTTTCCACCCCACCGTACCTTCGCCTCCGGGAGTACAGTTGAGAAGAGGGCATCCCTTCTCTTTGTGGAAAGCAATCCACTTAATTTCAGCCTTATTTAGTCTCGTGTCTATTTCTTCACGTCCCTCGAACTCTTCAACCACATCATAGGGCGGCTCAATTCCTTGCGAAATCCACTTTCTGCACCATCTATCTACAGGTAGTCTATTCTTACTAAGGACCGACGGAGCGAAATGGGCTCGAACACGTTTCAGTCCGTTGGAAGTCCGGCCAACGTACCGGACTTCCAGAGTTATCGGCTCAAGAAGTCGATATATTGCGCATTGTCGCACGTTTACACGAGACCGGTGACGATAACCAGCTCTTTCTTAGCCCTCGTGACGCCCACGTACTCGATATTTTGTTCCTCGATGGAGTCACGCCGGCCACCCGGGTACAACGTCTCCACCAGCAGCCACACGCGGTCGCGCTCGAGACCCTTCGACTTGTGGACCGACGAGCACACGATGTAGTCCAGCTTGCCACCAGCCGTCTCCTGGAACATGTCGCGAATCTTCGACTCGATGTCGGTGACGGACTTGGCGGACTCAGCGATAGCACGGAGGGTCTCGGCCTGGTCCTTGATGAACTCCACCTTCTTTTCCGCGCCCGACTTGTTGGCCTTCGAGAGGCGCTCGACCTGCTTCTTCTCCCACTTCGAGAGACGCTCGAGGAAGTCCGGGACCGACTTGCCCTTCACCTTCTTGATGAGGGCGAGCAGGCCCTGGCCGATGTCACGACCCTCAATCATCGCCCGGCGGCCACTACGGATGAACCGCAGGCAGACCATCGTGAGGGGCGCATTCTTGCGGGAGAGGACGAAATCGCCTGCCTGAGCCTTCTCCACCATCGCTTCGATGCCGGCTGCGGAGACGATGCCGTCCGGTGCCGTCTCGGCCGCCTTGTAGTCGGGAACGAGCCGCGCGGCGACCTCGACGACCGACTTGGGGCAACGGTAGGTGATGTTCAGGCCCAGCTCTGCGGCAACCAGCTCGCCCTTGAGGCGGTCGATGGAATTCGAGTCTGCGCCGCGGAACCCGTAGATGGCCTGGCGGTCATCGCCGACCACGCACACCCGCCCACCGCGCTTCACAACCGCCATCGCGAGCATGAGCTGCGAGGCATTCATGTCCTGGGCCTCGTCGATGACGACCATGTTGTACTTGGGTCGGACCCAGCCATTGCGGACGGGGACGAAAATCATGTCGTCAAAATCGATGGTACCGTCCTTCACGAGGGCCTTGTTCATGGCCGAGATGGCTGCGCCAGCGATGCGTTCGACCGTCCAGCCCATCTCCTCCAGGTACTCGTCGGGGTCGAGGTCGAATCGGAACGCCAGGTCAACCATGCCGTCGAGAGTGGGGTGCGGGAGCGCGTTCTTGCCCACTGCGGCGAGGCGCTTCACCAGGTTGACGACCGAGTCCGGAGCCGTCGTGCCGAGTGCTGCGCGGGCGAGGTTCTCGCCGCGGTCGTTGTCCAGGCGGACGCCCTTCCAGTTCTTCATGACGAAGCCAAAGCCCACGGAGTGGAGGGTCTTGGCCTCGGCCTTGGGGTTCTTCAGCTTGGCCTTCAGCTCCTCAGCAATCTTCTTGTTGAATGCCGCGAGGAGGATGGAATCCTCGGGGGCGTAGCGGATCGCCTCGATGATGGTCGTGGTCTTGCCGGTGCCGGCACGGGCTCGGACAACGAGATTCCCGGAACCGTCCTTGAACCACGTGAAGATGGAGGTTTGCTGCTCGGACCAGGCGTGGGTGGCGTCGTTCATGGTGTTAATATACACGCCCGGCGGTTTCGTGTCAAGAGGCACTCTTCGGACACCCTGGACAGCTTGAACATCCGTCGCAAGTCAAGTCTGAAGTAGCATCCGTTTCCGCCATCTTACATTCAGGAAGCCTGAGTTGCAACTGCTTCCATTTCTCGTAGCTCTTCCATCCCTCCTCAGACTTAGGTAGCCCGTGGAGTGCGACGTAACGTAGGAGCACGATTACCTCTTTTGGGGCGAGTGCCACTTACAGGAAGCACACGCTACCATCTTGATTCGCCCTAAGTCAACAACCACGGTACCGGCGCCGCAGCTTGGACAAGAGTCTTCGGACGTCGCTGTAAGCTCGGGAGCCTGGGTCCGCTCTCTACGTGGCCGAACGGTGCGCTCCAAGGCTTCCCTGAGGCGTCCGCGTTCTGCCTCGAGCTGATGTTGGATGCGTTTCAGCTCAGCCAGCTCACGGGCCTTGCGCCCGTCTCGAGCGGGCCTATGAGGTGTATATCGAGGCGTCGACAAGGGCTTTTGTCTCGACAATCCAAGAGTGACCGGTGTGTTTGATGACCACTTCGATAGGGCACTCGACGGAATGCCTTAGAAGTGTAGGGTTGGTCTGAAGTGATGTGATAAATTCCCAAAAAGACCGGAAACCGAAGGTCCCATCGTCGGGTCCCGGGGCCTCATCGCCTTCGATACGGACCACCTCTTGCACCTTGTGCTGCCCCATCGCGACCTTCATGATGCTTCGCTTCATCTAGCGCACCCAGTGCAGTAAGCGCCGGGACAGCCCGGTTCATGGTCTGGCTTACACTCAGCATCCTTCGCCTTGTATGGAGCAGTGAAGAATCCGGCGGTTTCCATCTCCGTCAGGACCTCGGGAGTCAGGAGTCGAACCACTTCAGCGACGGCCTCTCGCTGTCCTGGGGCTAGATGAAGGATGGAATCGGTATCAATCATGTGCTTGATGTGACCCGGAAGTCCGATGTAGTGGGCCTCGATGAAGAGCGCAGCCCAGTCGACAAACTTCACGAATTGCTTATCGTAGTCCGGGAGGTCCTGCTCAACCATGTCATAAATACGCTTGTCCAGCTCGACCTCCACCTTCTCAACGTGTTCGCGACCAATAGCCGATTTCACAGGTGAGGGAATGTCTCCTGTTACGTATTCATGGAAATCGTGCATGAGCGCATGCTCGACACCTTCCGAACCGTAAGATTTAAGCCAGAGGATGGCACAGAGGACCGAATGATGCAGGACTGTCCACTCAGGATTTGCGCTACCGTTGAATCTGCGAACCCGCCCGAGCTGCATCACCAGGTCCATCGGACGAACCGCGTCATCGTTGCCGGGAAGCGGCGCGCTATTGCCAAAAATGGTCTTCATATACATCTCCTATCGCTTGAAAGGTGCCCAGGTAAATGAACCGCCGTAAATTGCGCCAGTTTGTGGGGTAGCCCAAACGTGAGGCCCCAGTTCGAACTTGCCTACCGGGACGAGGATGCCCACACCCCCAAGTACGGTATTCCCAACGCCCACGTCACCAGCAATTTTCACCCGCGACCACCAACCTTCCTGGAGGATATAGGGGTTTACCGCGACTGCGCCGATTTCCAGAGAGACGTTCGGGTCCGAGCTGGCGACAAGGCTTCGCCAAGACTTGTCTGGAAGCTGGTTGATGGTTAGCGTTAGCTTGAGTGGCTTCGAACCGGGACCCAACGTGAGCTGGTAGTCCGGTGGGTCCGTGCGAGTCCATCCCTTAACGCTAATGAACCCAAAGTCTCGAGCAAACGACACTTCCTTGCGCGAAGGGCTACCCGGCACGTCATGCTGCTGGCCCTGGCCATTTACTGTCTGTTCCTTGATAATGGCTACCACGTTCTGCACTGCAAGAATATCCGCGTGAGCCTTCTTGACCTCATCAGCTAGCTTCTTCACACTTTCTTGTGAAGTGTCCAGCGCTCCTTTGACGTCGTGGAGCTGAACCGCCAGCTTAGTAAAAACTCCCTTTTGAACCTCGATGGTAACGTCTCGCTTCGCAACCTCGTTTTGAAGGTCGATGACTTTGTTGTCGTAGCTGCGCTTCATCCAGTAGGAATAACCGGCGGTGAATATAAAGAGAGCGCCCATCCCCACTGCAAGGTATTTGACCAGCCTGTCCGGAATATCCATTTCGTTTCTCCATCCTACTATATCACGGCCGCGTCCTACATCGCTTCAGCAAGAGCCTCTTGCGATATTTCCTTGCCGTTGAATCGGTCGATGAAACTATCGATATGGTCGCTTAACGACATTGTGCCATAGTACCAGGTGGCCCCGAGCTGCTCAGAGTGGGTCAAGCTAGCGCCGTAATTCGAACGACATACGACCGCTCGGCCGGTGCGTGAAGACCTTGACTTCGAGACATAATAAATGACTCGGTTGCGAGCAGCGGCTCGAGAGTCGCGATTCACCGTGATGACGTTGGTTGCCATGGTCATCGTATCCCAGGACTCTCGCACATCCTCCATCGTCAATAGGCGAGTGTCGTCCCGGTTAGCCTTGGAGCCTTCACGGTTTGTCTGGATAGCGGCCAAGACATGGAATCGGTGCTTTAGCCCGAGCTGGACAAAGAAGTCGTACACCTTAGCGTCGAGGTTCCGCTGCTCCATGCGGCCACCCACGGCCATCTGTGTACTCAGCTTCCCAGGATAGTCGTCCACCAGGAGGTCGAACCCCTTACCGTTATACTTGGCCCGGCGCTCTTCCTGCCGACGTTCGATGATGGGGACTAGTTCTTCAACCACCATACCGGGGTGGTTCCACGGAATGTAGACTAGATGTCGGTCCACGAGACGCATGGCAGCGGTAATCTCGGCCAGTCCACTCTCGGTCTTGTACATGGCCAAGAGCGTTGGTGTGTCGATGCCTAGAACAGCTTGCATCATTTTCTGCTGGAGGTCATCATCGACACCTTCATGCGTAAACCAAAGGACGTCCTTACGACGCAGGATGTTGTGTCGAGCGATAGTGATGAGAGCGGTCGTCTTACCGACATTGCTGGGCGCAAGTAAAAGAGTGGTGTCTCCGAGTAGAAGACTCTTCGACTCGTTGGCTGGCCCAGCGTCCATGCCCGCGGGCATCATAGCGTCGTCGAGGGCTTTGATACCGAAAGTGATGGCGTCGTCGTATCTCTTTTCGATACGAGCGAGAAAACTGGCTGGGTCGCTGAAGGTCTTCGCTATATCTTGGGCGAACCTAGCCTCGTTCCCCTCCTTGACTCGAGTATTCCAGATGCGGTAGCATTCGTCGAATTTACCAAGATTGTAGGCGCGTTCAGACTCAGCGACACCTAGGCGATAAATGCGAGCGGTGAGCCAGTACGTCAACTCGTTACGAAGAGTATCGGCCCCGTA